GGTTGCAAAGACTGCATCCGCGAGTTTGGGCTGTATCGGTGGGACGAAAAATCCGCCGATGACAGGCCAATCAAGGAAAACGACCACGCAATGGACGAAACGCGCTATTTTGCCTATACGATTTTGAAAAATAAGGCGTATAAGCGCGATTATGTCCCCATTTGGAGCAGATAGGAGTGAGAGGCTATCAAAACTTACAATGACCTTGTTGCGGTCGGAGAAAGTGACCAGGCGCGGATTGGGTTTATTCGCGGAGCAATCAACGAGCATCGAAGCTCACACGCATACAAGACGGCGGCGGATGCTGAGGAATATTACAATGGCCTGAATCCGACCATTAACCGCTATGAAAAGATCATCTACGATATGCAGGGCCGTGCCCACACGGATATGTGGACAGCAAACCATAAGCTGGCCAGCCGTTTTTTTGGCCTGGCGGTGGATCAGGAAGTTTCCTATCTTCTGGGTAACGGCGTAACCTTTGCGGAGAAGGAAATGCCGAACAAGCTATGCCCGGACTTTGACCAGGAAGTCATGGATGCAGCGCGTGAAGCGAAAATCGCAGGCGTGTCCTTCGGCTTCTGGGATTTGACGCATTTGCGGGTGTTCTCTCTGCTTGAGTTCGTCCCCCTCTATGATGAAGAGGACGGTGCAATGAAAGCCGGTATCCGGTTCTGGCAGGTGGCACAGGATAAGCCTCTGAGAGCGACGCTGTATGAGATCGACGGATTTACCGAGTATTTCCAGCCCAGCGGCGAGGATATGGCCGTCATGCAGCCAAAGCGCAGCTATAAGCTAATCGAGCGCAAGGCGGAGGTCGGCGAAACCGAAATCTATGACGGCGGGAATTATCCGAGTTTTCCCATCGTGCCGCTGAAAAACAACAAGCGGTGTTTATCCGAGATTGTCGGCAAGCGCAACACCATCGACGCGCTGGATCTGGCGTCCTCGAACATGGTTAACAATGTGGATGAGGGCAACCTGATTTATTGGGTGCTGTCTAACTGCAACGGCATGGACGACCTCGACGATGCAAAGTTTGTGGAGCGCTTGAAAACCACGCACGTTGCCCACGCCAACGGCGATGATGGCGCAAAGGTGGAGAGTAAAACCATCGAGGCACCCTATGAGGGCACCAGCAGCACCATTGATATGCTCAAGAAAAAGCTGTACGAGGATTTTCAGTGCTTTGACGCGGCGGCGGTATCTGCCGGCAACCAGACGGCGACCGCGATCAAGGCCAGCTATGTGCCTCTGGATTTGAAAACGGATAAGTTTGAATCCGAGGTCACGCGGTTTATTGTTGAGATCCTGCGTCTGGCAGGCATTGAGGCCCAGCCGAGTTATACGCGCAATCAGATCATCAACAAGAGCGAGGAAACGCAGAACATTCTTCTGGGTGCGGCGTATTACGATGACGAATACATCACGAAGAAGCTGCTGACCATCAACGGCGACATTGACCAGTACGAGGACATGGCAAAGCGGAAGGCTGCAGAAGAGATTGACCGGAGCTTTGCGGAACCGGATGCGCCGGAGGTGAACGGCGATGGCGAACAGTGACCTCGGACACAAGCTGACCGATAAGGAGCTTGCGAAGCTGGAGCGGCGTATTGCAACGCTATACCGCGAGGCGGGGAAAGAACTGCAAGCTACCATCGACGCATATTTTGAGCAATTCAAAAAGCGCGACGAGGAAATGAAGGCTCTGATCGGCACCGTGCAGAACGGCAAGGAATGGACGGAGGCCGACTATAAGCAATGGCGGTTCAACCAGATCGGGCGTGGGAAACGCTATCAGGCTATGCGGGACAAGGTGGCACACCGTGTTACCGATGCAAACGCCGTGGCGGTGTCTTACACCAATGACGCAACGCCCGGTATCTACTCCCTTAACCGCAACTATGCGGCGTACACCATCGAACAGGTTGCGGGCAACGTCGGATTTGACTTGTGGGACGAGCAGACGGTGAAACGCCTAATCGTAGAGCAGCCGGGGCTGATGCCGTACTATCCAAAGGATAGAGCACTGAAACGCGGGATTGATCTCGCATACGGCAAGAAGCAAATTACGGCAAGCGTCACCAGCTCCATC